CGAGGTTTTGGCACGTTACAATGCTGTGAACAAACGTGCGGAAGAAGTTGCTGAAAAGCCTTTTCAACAATACGGCACAACGCCGGATAAATTTGTTGCTCAATTAAACGAACAACAAAGGACAGGTCAGGCTGGCATGAACCAGTATGCCAATGCCGCGCAACCTGTTTTGAACCAAGTTCAGCAAGGCTACACTCCCGAGGGGTTCTCTCAGGGCGTAAAGGGTTACATGAACCCTTACCTCGAGAGCGCGGTCGCCTCGACAAGAAATCAGATGCAAAATGTTGCGGGTCAACAGCAAGCTCAGATGAAGGGATCCGCGATCGGCCAAGGTGCGTTCGGCGGCGATCGAGCCAATATTGGTATGGGGAACTTGATCAATCAACAGAACCTTGCTCTCGGTCAGACGATTGGTGGCATGGAATCGCAAGGTTTCCAGAACGCCGCACAGAATTATATGTCAGGTCTCGGCCAACGTGGTCAAACAGCCCTTGCCGCCCAATAGGCGGGGCTACAGGGATCTCAGGCGCAAATCGGCGCGGGAACCCTTGGTCAACAGACTGAACAGGCCGGAAAGACCGCTCTGTACAACCAGTTCTTGCAAGAACAGGCATACCCGTATCAAGTTGCTCAATTTCTTGGAAACATTGCAATGGGTACAGGCGCGTTGTCCGGCTCGAACACAACCACAACTCAGCCAATGCCATTCTTCTCGGATGAGCGGCTCAAAGACGACATTGAAAAGATCGGTAAGACCTTCGACGGTCAGGACATCATCAAGTTCCGTTACAAAGGCGAGGACGGACCGAAGCAAATTGGCCTCTCGGCGCAGAACGTTGAAAAGCACCACCCCGAAGCCGTTGGCTTGGCTAAGGGTTACAAGACTGTTGACTACGATGCGGCAACAAAAGAATCCGCTCGCCGCGGACATTTTGAAGAAGGTGGTTTGGTGTCTGAAGGCGGTGCTGTTGGTATGCAACACATGGGTCAAGGTTTTGCTTCAGGAGGCGGAGCTTACGATCCTTACGACCCATACTCAATTTACAACATCCTTTCCCGTCAACAAGGGTTCTTTGACAGTGGCGATCGTAGCCATGTTCCAACCGCTCGCGGGTTGTCTGGTGGCATTGGCAAGCATGGCCGCGTTCCGGAGGCGAGCTTGCCTGTTGGAAGGCTCATGACTCCCGATAGCGCACCTCCTATTCCAGAAAGCCTTTTGAAGCAAGGTCTTGGGACCGCAACAGATTTTGCGGATCTGGCAACAAAAGGAAAAGATCTTTATAAATTTTATAAAGATCTGGATAAAAAAGAAGAAGCTCGTGGTGGCCTTGTAGGGTACGCTGCCGGAGGCATGCCTTACGATTTGGACTCCGACCCAAAAAAGCTCGACATTCCGGACGACACGTCCAAATTCAAAATGCCTGAACAAAAGCACCTTCCTGGGGCAATGCAAGATCCAACGATGAAAGCCATCATGGACATGGCGAAGCTCGCTTCTGGGTTCATGAAGAATGGCGGTCGTGCGGGTTATGCGACAGATGGCGCAGTTGATGAATCAAGCCCTGAATATTGGAAAAACTACGCAATTGAATCTGCCAAACGTGCAGGACATAAAGACCCGCAATTTGCGGCAAAAGTTTATCATGGGGAAAGCGGGTTTAATCCCTTGGCGGAAGGAGATGACAAGTCTTCTTACGGCATTGCGCAATTGCATTATGGGAATACATCAAAACAATTTTCAAAGCCTGGTCTTGGAGATGAGTTTACCAAGCAAACAGGTTTTGATTTGAGAGACCCAGAAGTTCGAAAAAACCCAGACGTTATTCGCGCTTCAATTGATTGGTCAAATAATTACGCCGCAAAAAATGGTTGGAAGCCTTGGACAGTTGCTCGGAAACTTATGGGCGAAGAAGATCTTCCTGCCAAAAACGCAACACCTTCCGCCGACGTAGGCGAAGGTGGGTTGAACCCACCTAAATCTCAATCAATGATTGATAGACTTGCTGAATCAGTTGGGTTTTCAAAATCAAGCGCACAAGACGTAAAAGGTAAAAACCGTGAAGGTCCGGATTCCACCGATCTTCTGTTGTCAGTTTTGGGCGGCGTTGGCACAATGGCTTCGTCAAACAGTCCGTATCTTGGTGCCGCACTATTGCAAGGTCTTGGCGGAGGCGCGAAGACGTATGCAGGGCTCCGTGGCCAGTCTCTCGAGCGCGGCCTTGCGCAACAGGGAATTGATATTACTGGGCGGACCCAAGGGATCCAAGCTCTTAAATATCTGCAAGATCGTTTTGAACCTCTCATGGATGCAACTGGTAGCAAAATTATTGGCTATCGTGATCTGAATGGAGGAGAAGTGAGCGTTGAAGAGTATGGCCGCATAATGAGTAGTGCTGCCAACGAACTTAATTTGTCTTCTTCAATAACCGGACTTGGCGGCGCAGAAAAAACGTCTCCATCCGGCACAACTGAAGTTGGTGGGGAAGGTCTTGGAGGAGCGGGTAAAGTAATAGAAGGCGGGGGCACCATAGACGAAGGTGGTCTTGGATCTGTTGGAGAAAAACCTGTTGCGAAAGAAAAAACAGTTGATTTGGGCGAGGGGAAAATTGTTCCACTTTCCTATTTGTCAGATCCGGCTGTGATCCAATCGACAATTGAAAAATTAAACCGCCAACTTGGAGTTGCAAGAGGAGCACAAGCAGATGTTATTAAAGGAGAAATTGAAAAACTGAACAATGTGCAACTTCAAATTGCGTCAGTAGCTAACACAATCCAAACTGTTTATGACCCGCAAACGGGGCAAAAAATTGGGATTACTGGCGTTGATTACCTCAAAGGGTTGGCAGATGCCGCGGAAAGTGGGACGCCTGGTGAATTTACATATAAGGGACAAAAAGTTGTAACGGGTGAAGACCCTACGGCTAAAGCCAATGTTGACATGTTTAATGACCAGTTAAAGGAATCAAATAATTTTGTCAGATCTTGGAAATCAGATCTTCGCCCTCGCCTTATAAGCCTTGCTGGTATTTATCAACAATGGAAAGGTGCAGGCCGAGGTTCACAAGGTTTTGCGCAACTTAATGATTTCATGAGAAATATCTTTGGTGTAGAAGGATTTGATGCCGAAGCGGCACCAAATTTTGATGCGGCAGCAAAAGACGCTATGTTGATTGCTATTGCAAAAACGAATGAATTTGCAAAATCAGCCCCCGCAACAGGTGGCGAAATGGCAATGGTAACCGTTCCTGACCCAGAAAAAAATCCTGATGCTCTGTATAAAAACATTACAGACGCAGTGGGGTATGGAGATCTTGGTTACAAGAGGGCTTCTGAGTTCATTAAAAATAAACCTCGTGATGTTTCTGTTTTCAATATGAATTTTGGAGAAAATCCTGAAAATAATGCTGATTTGTTTAAAGAAAGAGCCAGAAAAGAAATTAAACCTTTTGCAGGTTCTAACCCTGACGTACTTGAAAATATGGGGCTTGGAACTCCAAAAGAACCAGTTATTCAAGACAATAACACTGTTGCTATTCCCCCAAACACACCAAACAGTGAAGTTCTTAGAATAATCAGAGAAACGCCAAAAGGTGTTATGGTTATTCTCCCTGACGGGCGAGAAATCCAAGGCGAAAAGGAGTAAGTTATGGTTGATCAGAACGATATTAAAGAAACTTGGAGCAACCTTGGTCCATCTTTAAAAAAATATGGTGAAGGTTTTGTCCAATTATTGGATCCTAGAAATCTTCCTCAAACAATTGAGGGATTGGGCACTCTTGGCCGCGGAGCTATATATAATTTTTTGGGAGATGATTACTTGCCTTCTAATGCAGGCAAACCCATGCCTGTAGATGCAGTTACGCCTGTTCAAAAAATGATTGCTCGTCGGCAGGGTTTTGGCGAAAATCTTGCTCAAATTGAACAAGAAAGAGCCCTTGCATCAGATGTTGGCAAGGGTCTTCCACCTGTTTTCAAATATACAATGGATGGAGGATATCAGGGGTTTGATCCTGAAAAATGGAAAGAATTTGGCCAACGTTTTAAAGAAGATCCCATAGGAACAGCATCTCTTGCCGCGTTGCCTCTCAGCGGGTTTGGCGGAACGCTGTCTAAAGTTGCTGGCACAACAAGCCGCGTTGCTGAAGCCGCTAATCTTCCAAACGTGGCTAAAGCCTTGGATGTTGCAAGGAAGGCAGGAAATGTTGCAGAAGCAACAAAATACGCGGACCCTGCGACTTCTGCTATTGGGCTTACTTCCTTAGGGGGTAAAGGGCTTGTTAACGCAGCTTCAAGCCTATCTGGTGTTGACGATTTTGGAGCAATCAAAGATCTGTTTGCCCAAACAGGTGATAATGCACCTAAACTTCGCGAAGTTTTTAAACAGTATGCATCTGGCAGAGGTGACCCTCAAGGACTCATGCAAAATGTGAACAGTTGGGTTAAAGAATACCGCCAAAACAAAATCAACGAATGGGCGTCAAAAAAACAAAATCTTGCTAATCAAGACATTCCTTTAACAGATGTTTTAATGAAGACATCAGATGAGATCCAAGCTCTGGGGGATCCAGCTTATAAATTGTCTCCTAAAGCACAATCTGCTCTTGATTTTTTAGTTGGAACAAAAGATCCAAAAACAGGCGCGACAATAAATGAAGGTTTGTTTCAGAAAATGCATCAAATTGATGCTTTGCCTTCTGGCCATCCTGAAAAAAACTTGTTGAGCTTGGACAAGCAAAAACAACAATTGTGGGATCTTATTACTGAAAACAGAACAGCAAACCCCACGTTGTCTGATGCATTGGTTCCAATTCATACTGAGCTTGTAAAATCGTTGACCAAATACGGGGATCCAGATTACGCAAAATTGATGCAAGAATTTCAAGACATCCAAAATGAAATGGGTGGGATTACAGCCGCAACAGGTTCTAAAATGAATCAAGTTGCTCAATACAAACGCATAATGAGCAGTAGAAGAAACCCTGTTGGGAAAAGTTATCTTGACCTTATGTCTGAGCAAAACCCTGAAATAGGAGCCGCTCTTCTTGGTGCGTCTTCGCCTTCTAAAGTTTTTAAGGGTGGCTTAGAAGATTTTGCTTTGCCAGTTGGGGCTGGTTTTGCATTTGCGCAAGGTCAACCATTGTTGGGCGCAGCGGCCTTGGCTGGCCAGACAAGTAAATTTGCTCTTGGCTCGCCTGGTTTGACAACAGGAGCCGCCAAGACGCTTGGCGCAATGGACAGGAATCTTCTTACGGGATCCGCAAAAAGCCTAGTTTCCGCCGCTCCTACCGCGGCGCGTGCAATAACTCCTTTTCAATCAAATTTAGACTCTGCTTATAATCGGCTTGTTGATAAAAAAGCAGAAGAAGAGGCTGGAAATCAAATTGAAGAGCTATACAATAGACAACAGAACGCTCGAGGCGGTCGGATTGACAGAGCCTCCGGCGGACGCACCATGTCAAAAAACCCTGCCGCCAAGGCAATGGCCTTGATCGCAATGGCCGATCGTATTAAAAAAGAGCAAGGCAAGGACACGTCGTCCTTGCTGAATCTTGATGACACAACCGTTGCGAAAGCACTGGCTGTCGCTAACAGAGGGATCTAAAATGGAAATTACTTTTAAGCTCCACGTCAACGCCGTGAACGTCGTATTGTCAGCCCTCGCTAGGGCTCCCTACGGGGACGTAGCAGACGTTATTAACGCTATCAGGGACCAAGCCGCCCCACAGGTAGAAGCGGCCTCTAAGGCCGCTCCTGAGCCTGTTAAAGAGGATTAAAATTTGTCGTAAGACAAGTTGCGAACGACATAGCCATTTTTCTTGTGAGAGAATCTGGCTATGTCAAACGAATCAAACTGGTCAGACAAAAACATCACCATCATGGCGAAGATCAAGCCGTCGCCATAATGCCCGACTATATCTTTGACGGGGTTGAAGTCTTCCATCTTCCTCGAGATCTTTTTTTCGAACATTCCAATGTTATCGTCTTCCGTCAAATTGTCGAACATCGGCATATCGCAAACGTAAACGATACTTTCCGCTAAATCGTCCAATGGTGATGTATCAAATTTCAAGCTCGGGTTGGGTACGAATACCCTATTGTATTTTACCATTTCATCAACTTCCTGTTCATTTCGTATTGTTCTTCGGGCGTTCGGAACGTGCTAGATGGGCCGTATCTGAGATGCCCAACCAACATATTAAGGAATATTCTTGCTTCAGATATGAGTGCTTTGTTCTTCTTTTCAGGGACATTTAACACTAGGCTCTCAATCATATCCACGCAACGGGATATTATCTGTTCGTCTCCTTTTAATTTCTCCGAGTATTTGTTTTTAAGTAAAAAATTTATCGCCCATATGGTGTCTTCGTCTAGCTCTATCATTTTGGTTCCTTTCCTATTTCTACAAACACAGGCGTTCCCGCACCAACCCACGCGCCACAGACATTGTATTCCATGTACTCACAGGCGTCGTGGTAATCCATGCCGTCCCGCTTCATCAAAATATGAATGCACCTGTCGTAATCATATACAGCTACATCCTGATTGAACTGCCGCCCCATACCGATCAGGGCGTCTTCAAACCCGTCGGCTAATAACGCTTCATCAGTCATTCTGTTACCTTTTTTGGGAATATGCCATAATTTTTCCGCAACACCATAACCTCCTCGATGTATCGCTCGCACTCTTTAATCAATCGTTCTCTTTCCTCTGTAAGATTTTTTATCGTCTCCAACAAAAATGAAATTCTGGTTCTTAAACCCATCACTTCAGCCCTCAGAAAGTTTATTTCCATTTCCTGTTCAGTCATCATTCTGGAACCCTCCCGAGAACAGGCATCATCGGCACCATCCCGCATCGCCCGTAGGTCATGCTTACCTCTTTTTGCCAAACGACAGGACGCTCGCTGCCGACAACTGGAATTTGGTATTCATGCCAATGCCAAGCCATGCAATTTTTTGCAACGCAACTCACGTCCGCAGCACGCGCCCCCATAATTGGGCAAGACATCTTTCTTGCCTCTTCCGGCGTAACATAATTCGGATTTCTCTCACCCATTACTCTTTCCTTTCAAGGCATAATCATATGGTTTCCGAGCAAAATTGCCCCTAATTTTATGTCACTTTTGTTTTCGAATGCTTTTTCAGCAATTTTGTACGCTGACAGCATGTCTTCTGCTTCCGTTTGAAATACTGTTTTGGCGCGAAACTTTTTGCCGTCTTCGTTGTTTGCATCATACGCCACTGAAATAGTCCATTTTTTCATCACTCACCCCCACCAAAATATAAAGAACCACACCATAAACATGATTAACGGGAAAAAAATAATTGACACCGTTTTCACGTTCACGTCGTAGTCCTTGTAAATGAAATAAAACAGGGAACCCGTTATCCAGATAATCGAAAAAGCCAACAGCTTAAAAGTCCAAAGATCACTCAATGTCATCACTCTTTCTCCTTCACCAACGGCACACCTGATTTGCTGAACCGAATACGCTTCGGCGGGTATTGGTTGGCATATTGCTCTCTTCGTCCGTCAAAGTTTCGATTCCTCTCACTCAGCCCCCGATGCGCGCTGAGGGATGTGAGACGAAAATTTATTCCGGTCGCCGTCGGATCATCTTCTTCAATCGGCGGCATCGTTTTATCCCGTAAATCAAATTGCGGAGAAGCCATCACTCAGTTCCCATCCAAGTTGTCGCCACGATCATCACGACGTGGGCCTTCATCGTACCCAGTTATCGCGCTAACAACGATCTCATATGTCATGTCGTTAATTTCGCGTTCGCTATATTCGTCGCCGCTGTTGTGCAGATTATATATCCTGTCTAACGCCTTGTGGAACCGTGCCGCCATCTTCGACAGATGATCGATGGTTTTTACGTCTCCCATAGCATCATCCTGAAGAAATTTAAGTTGCGTTTGCAAAGGTTTAATTTCTTTCAGCGCATCGCTGAATGCGTGCGATGTATTTTTGATCTGCTTTTCCAATTCAAAAAGCAAATCGTCAATAGTGTCGCCATGGCCCGTTGCCAGTCCGCAACGGATCATCATTAGAGATAATTTTTCAGTAGCATCCATCACTCTTTCTCCTTCATATCCCATTTGTAGACTTCACCATTTCCAAGGTGGCAATCTATTTTGCCATCGCGCGAAACCCATTTCATTTTAATATTGCCAAAGGCTTTTAAAACAGCATCAACCCAAATCCCTTCGGCCTTCGCCCGAATTACGGAGTCCTTCGCAGAAATCTTGTTTGCCTCCGTTCGAAGTTTGTGGCCCTCCGTTTGAAAACTGTTGCCTTTCACGTAAAACTTGTTGCTCTTCTCACGGAGCTTGTCGCCCTTCGCAACAAGTTTCAAACGCTCAAACCATTCTTTCTTAAGTAACAGTGTCGTCTCATCCATCAGGTATCCCCTTCAATGTATCCGTTGTGGCCTGCTTTAAAAGCAAATTATCGGCTCTTGACACAAAACCAATTGCATCAAGCAACGCTTCCCTCAACCTAACGATCTGGTCGGCTCCATCAAATGCGTTCTGACATTCTTCCTCGGCCCCGCACGGTGTTGATTCAAAATTACAAGTGCAACCGTTTCGCAGTCTTTCAACGATATCCATCACGCTATCTCCTTCAGTGCAGCCTCTAATCGATTTGGAAGATCTATTTCTCTTGCTCTTTCCCGCTCCCAGCGGTCTCCGTATCCACAATAATCAAGGTGTTCATCACAATCTTTTAAAAGAAGCACCATATTTTTACATTTTTCCCGCAACCGCTCTATCTCATCAGCCGCTTCTTGCCACGGGCCCATAAAATTCAAAACACGCAGCCTATCTACAATATCTTCCATTACGCATTCTCCCATGCCTCTGGCATTACCAATTCAAATCTGCTTCCGGATCTGCCTTTGCCCACAATGTGGCTTTCCTTCGATAAGTATGTGGACAGGATCTTGACCGCGCCGTTCCGGCGTAATTTTGTTATTTGAGACTTCACGGTGTGCTCGTTCATACAAAGCATCTCACCCATCTCTTGATATGTGCCTTCAAACCAACTACCCCCGTATCGGTAGTAAAGACCAAGCCACATAATTTTCTCGGGAGAAGATAATTTTTTTGATTTGATTACAGACATCTCATGACTCATTTTGAATTTCCTTAATTTGATTTATTTCATAGATCATTTTCTTGATCATATCATCTAATTTCCTGACGCGAATGTCAAATTTTATCGTTTTGGCAAATTCTTTTGCAACAACTAATTTGGCAACGTTCACGTAACTTGGCCGCAGTCTTCTCATTTTTTCCTCCAGAAGGTGCTTAGAAAAATAAAAGCGGCGGTGGCAAATACCACCGACGCCAATGAAAACATGAAGATAGTGCTATCTTCAGCTACCACTTTTCTCAACCCTACTGTTAAGTTCTTCCCTCAATGCATCATGCTTCTTCTTCCAGTACATGTTCTCATCACTCCAATGTTGCCACGTATACTTAACTTCTTGGATGAGTGTGACAGCGGCCCAAATGCCCATGCCAATCCATGCCATGGTTACAAAGTCTATTGTATTGATCGTAATCATCATGCTTCTCCTTCCTCTTTCTTGGCACCAAAGAAACCCTTCTTGCCGCCGACCTTTGGTAGGGTCACGGCTTCCGGAAACCTCTCTCCGTCCTCATCAACACCTGTCGGCTCTCCTCCAACCTTGATCTGTTCAACGGCGGTTGCGATGTCCTTCTCTATTGTATCAGTGTCGCTATCGCAGTGCATGGACGCGAGAGTGGCGTACCCCGCCAAATCGTCCCAGTGGTCTCTGAAGTGCGGATTGCCACCAGATCCAAGGCGACCAAATTTGGACGCCATAGAGTCCAAAGCCTCCTTCTGGGTGTCGTTCATCTCACCCCACCCAACAGTGTCACGCATGAGTTCACGAAACGTCTGGGCAACACGCGCAACTTCTTTAAAGTCACCATGCGTCTCTTGTCTTTCACTTAAAATATTAGCTACTGTCATATCAAAGCATCCTCTTGTTCAATTTCTTTTTCTACTTCGTCGAGTACCTCTACCCAGTCAGAAACCACGTAAAGCCTTTTGTGCACGACACCACCACCAAACCCTTTTAAGTGCTTTTCTAGCTTGGTGATGGACTCCGTGTCAGGCACAAAGTGCGATCGACGCACGATGTTGCCCTTAACCTTGTATTCAATCTGTATCGCCCATACCGTTGTCATTGTGTTTTCCCTTTATTTTTTTCGTACTCTCGGCACGCAATAATACCCTCTTTGGTTACTTTAATAATTTCATCTGGATCCATTTTAATAGTCAACATCATCGTGACATAAAAGCTAAGAGTCGCTGCCTGAAGGACAATCATCTTTTCCAGATCGTTCGGAACTTGCGTTTCTAAAAAATCAAAAGCGGTCTTTTTAAAACTATCTTCAAGAACCGCACAATTTAACGCCATTGATGTCGTATCCATTACGCTACCTCCTCTTCTTTAAATGGCGACCAACAAATGCCGCTCTCGATTAACAATGACGCTGTGCGCCCATACCACCCCTGTAGAGACCATGCGGCCCCTGTATCAATCAGACACTGCCATGCGTCTGCTAACAAATCGTTATCGTCGCAACCCTCTTCAATCAGTTGCACTGCTTCAGAAATAGTCATTTTTTATTCTCCTTTGAGTGAGTGGGGGCCGAAGCCCCCGTTGTTACGCGGCAAGTGCCACACGAGGCTTCACGTCGAGGACTGGGTAGATCTTACCGTCCTTCTTGCAAGCGTTGAAAACCTTCAACTGCTCGACGGTGACACCGTGCTCGGCGAGAGCGACCTCGTCCACAACCTTGGTAGCGCGAAGGTGAACCTTCACATTGTAAATATCGCCCTCAATCAACTCTGCACCGGAGGCAACGATCTCAGCCTTGATAGCTTCGATCTGAGCGTCAAGCTCGTCGCGTTGAGCCTTGAGGGTCGCGTACTGGTCTGCAAGGGAATAATTGGTCATCTTAAAATCTCCTATTTAGGCGGAGCACCTCGCCCCGACAAAGATATGTATAAAGAGGTCTTATTCCTTATGCAAGCACTTTTTTATCTTTTTTTATAATAATAATAAATCTTTGGAATACAAAGGTTTTCTGGCATTTTTTTGAAACATTTTTTTAATTTTGTCAAAAAAAGATAATTTTTTTTGCAAAGAAAAAACAAATATTTGATCCACGCCGTTCGTGCTTATGGTTATTTTGAGCATCTTGATTCCTCTAATAATTTAATAGCTTCTTCACACCCTCTGGCAACGATCACGATGTATCCAATCCGATCGAGATACTCGTGCCAACTTTTTTGTTCCGGTGCGACCACGCCGCCGCTCACCCTCTTCATCTCGATCCACGTCCACCACTCAGGAATAAAAAGATCTGGGACGCCGCGGGAGACGCCTTCGACTTTCATTCTAGCGGCTGATGACAGGCTCCGGCTTCCCCCGTTGGGGATGGCGAAGATCCGCACATCACCTTTGTTTTTTCGAAACCAACTTACAAATTCTCGTTGTTCCTCATGCTCGCCTTTCATGCCATTTCCTTTTCAACACCCGATAAAACTTTCCATCCTTACGGTACTCAAGTTCTTTTGGCGGATCGCCATCATTAAGCACCAACGCAATTTCTTCCAAAACTTCTCGATAAACAAACGAATCAATTGGCACGCCTGCTGATCGAGCAATCGTCAAGATCTCTTGCGTTGCCTTCTGACCCGCGTATCCATCATGGCGGACTGGGAAATACTCGGTAACCGGAGGATCCGAATAACCGCCGTAATACGTTGCCGACAGCATTTCCTTGCCGCTCGTCCTACTAATGTGCTTCCGCCAAGTCCAACTAGTGACATTGAGATCTTGTCCTTCAATCCCCATAATGTCGAGATTATGCAGTTGAATTTTTTTAGTCTCGGCTGACGGAAATGGAGCTCCACAGCATGAACACTCGCGAGCGGCTATGGGGTTCAATTCATGGCATGATTCGCATGCCTTCATTGGCAATTCGTGAATACGTGATGACTTACTAGGTTTTTGCGGTGGAACAACCGCCGTGATCGGGCCATGTTTTTGGACAACACCTGCAAAATCCAACACCAGACAATGATCGGTGTGAGATTTTAACCGCATGCCGCGGCCTGCCATCTGTAAATACAAGCCAGGCGACATTGTCGGGCGCAACATCGCAATCATGTCTATATCAGGATAATCGAACCCCGTGGTTAAAACGTTTGCGTTCGTAAGTGCTCTAATTTTTCCGGCCTTATACTCTTCTAAAATTCTTTGGCGTTCTTTCTTTGGCGTACTTCCAAGAATGCATGCAGACGAAATTCCGTGGTCTTGTAAGATCCGCGCAATTCGTTCCGAATGATGGACGCCAGAACAGAAAAACAACCATGCTTTTCGATCTCCTGCACGTTCGATTGTCTCTTTGACAACAGCCTGATTATTTTCTTCCGTATCCACTGCCGCCTGAAGTTCTGATTCAATGTACTCGCCACCACGTTTTTTAACATTACTTGCATCGAGCTTCTTGATCGTATGCTTGCTCCGAAGAGGCGCGATCCAACCTTTAAACACCAATTCAGAAATCGTTACAGGTTCAAGCAAAACATCGAACAAAGCAGGTTTGTCGGTAATCAAGCCATGTCCGAGGCGGTACGGAGTCGCCGTCAGCCCAATCACCCGCAGATTTGAGTTGATCTCTTGAAGGGCGTGGATGAACGTCCGGTATGTTCCGGTCTGCGCATGGTTAACAAGGTGGCACTCATCAATAATTATCAAATCTATGTGGCCAACTTTTTCGGGGATATTATATATCGACTGGATCCCCGCAAACGTGATGTTCTGGCCTAGCTGCTTGATGCCTACCCCCGCAGAGTAAATTCCCAAAGGCGCATTAGGCCAATACTCGAGCATTTTCTCGGCATTTTGTTCAATCAATTCTTTAACATGCGTCAACATTAAAATTCTGGTTTCTGGCCAATTCTGGATCGCGTCCTTGCATAAAGCCGCTACCACATGACTTTTGCCGCTCGCTGTCGGCATAACCAAGCAAGGGTTACCTTCGTGAAGCTCAAACCACCGATATAAATCATCAATAGATTTCTGTTGATAATCACGTAACTTCATGATTTTTCACTCCATTTTGTAAATATATTCATTGGCATCAAACAGCACGGTTCAATATCTTGCCAATCGTTTCGTTTCCGCGTCCCACCCATTTCGATGTTCATAACGGGCCAATCTTCTTCATTTTTTATAACAATGTAAAAAATTTCCTCTTTTAATTTTACAACAAAAATAAACGGAATACCTATGCCTATCCATTTTTTAGCCGAAAAAATTTTACCAGTGCCAATAATCAAGCCTCCTAAACGGTCAATATCATCTTTAGAATAATTTCTCCTTCTCACTTCAACGACAGCAACTACTTTTTCATTTTCAATCAATGCATAATCAATAATGCATGATATTTTCATTTTCACAAAATCAACATTCCAAGACCCCGCAACTGCACTTATAATTTCTTTCTCTTGCTCTCTGTCTTCATCACTCTCGTAAAACGGTCTCATTTCACAATCTCCGCCCCAGGAAATATTTCTCGAACCGCCTTGATGATCGGATTGTCACTCGCGCATCCTGAAGGATTCGCAAGGATCTCCTTACTGCTAAATACACGCACGTCCGGCGAACCGTTTTGTACGTCTTTGCCGTCGATCACGTAAACCGCGGACCACTCATTTTCTCCGGCCTTGCGTTGCCACGGCACCAGATCAGGGTGAAGAACGTGCTCGACGCATCCCTCGTGCTGGAACTCGATCGGGATCTCCGCCGAGTCGTTAAGCTCGCACCGCCAAGTGCTGTCGTCCTTCGCAGTGCTGTGAGCGCACGTCCGGCAATTGACGTGCTTGGTGGTCTTGGTCTCATGGCAGAATTCGTGAGCGGGGCAAAAACGGCACTGGAACCACGTCGGATCCATTGTCAATGGTGGCGGCATACGATCCTCGAGCGCGATCCTCTTCGCCCGATTGATCGCTTTCTCCGCAACCTCTTTGTTGTACTTAACACGCTCGGTGTGGATGCGGTCGTCGTCCTTACAGACGGCCACATAGAGAGCGCGATCGATGCCCGTACCATGCATGTAGCCTTGCATCTGGGTGTAATGCAGAGGTTTCGACTTCTGCACGCCGTGCGCAACCAAATCGTTAAACGACTTCAGGCTATGCGTCTTGAACTCTGCAATATGCTTCTTGTTCGGTGCCTCTGGCACGCCGCTCGTAATGATGCCGTCAATGCTACCAGATACGTGAGAACCAAAATCTACCTTCTCTTGATAGCCGTTCGTCCCCATGACAGCGAGCCCCGCATCACGAAGATCCTGAATAATACTAATCTCTTCCTGATGACCGCGGCGGAACACTCGCAACAGGCGACCGGAAAACTTTTCTTGCACCGCCCATCTAAACGACAGCCAGAGCCTTCGATCGCACGGGTCGCCTATCATCGAGACGCCCATGTGAGGCCGAGGCTTGCCTTGGCGATCTTCATGAGCCTTATCGATAGCTGCGATTAATTTGTTTTCAATGTCTATTTTCATGTCAGTATCATCCCGTAATTGTTAACTTGGTCTGGAATAACTAAGTTTGGTTTCTTTTTAAGTTTGTTGCTCTTAAATTTTTTATAATCGACCTTGTGGTGCCAACGATTGAATTTCCACACGACGCTTGCAACATCAGGATGAAGATCCTCGAGCATTTTTGATTTTGCAAGCGTTCCTTCGACAGCATAAAAATCGTCAGTATTGCCGCCTGACATTCTTTGTGTTGTCACTTTTCCCGCAAGAAAAGCATTAAATTGAATTGTACAATATCCGTCCTTCAACACTCGCAATGATAAATCGGTGTCTTCATTGTACCGACCGCGCCAACGATATGGGATATCATTTTGAATCAACAAACATGAATAAATCCGCGTATTAAGTATGAACGGAGGGACCGCGTCTGTCGTCTTGCAAAAATTATAATAGTTTGGACCTGCGATTGGTACATTCTCATATCTGTCAACAAACATCTCCATTAGAGGAAATATTGTTCCACTATCAACCTCGTTTTTCATGTTGCGGTTGAAGCGGTGGAAGGCATCGAAGTTGTCATCCATGACCCAATGACGTTTTGCTCCTGTCGATAAAGCGTGGTCCCACACGAAATTTCGTGCCGCCCCAGGGCCCACACTCTTGTCCTGCGCAAAATCGTCGCATGTGTCGTAATCGGTGAGATATCTTTTTGGTAATACCAAAATTTTATATGGCGCGATGACGGCTGCATATTTTTTATATTCCTGATCTTCAACAACAATTTTGTAAGGGACGCCCATGTGTTCAAGAGCTTTGCTTGTTAACCTGCTATCCCATCGACCTTTTGAAACAATGTAAACCGGATACTCAGGGTTCATCTTGCCACCGTTTATGTGCATTCACGCCACGCACCAAAAATGGGTGCCAAATACTTTTGCTTTTTGGGGTTAAATTTTGACCAATGCGAGCAGCAAAATCATCGACATCTTCTTTGCACCTAAAACGAACAATTATTGTTTGGTACGGTTCTTGTTTTTCTTGAACAAATTCAGGCATGTTTTTCCATTCATCAAACACGTTTACTGAATTTGTTTCTTCAAATAATTTATTCATTCCAATCCCCTTTTAAAAATGCCCCCCCAACACCCCTCATGTCGGGAGGGCTTTTTCAGATTACTTCTTAGCCCACGGCGGTGACGCCTTACTTGTTGCCGCGGCAGACGTAGAAGTCTCTGAAACTTTCGGGATCGATGCGCCACCTGCGCTCGCCCAACCTTTAATGTCGTTCTGATCGCCATACTGTTCAGACGACCGTATGGCCAACTTGATTTTAAGATTGGCTCCAATCAACTGATCCGTGTCATTGACTCGGCTTACGCCTATCGATGACATCAATTCACCAAGCTGTTGGCGACCGATCTCCTCCGCCTTGGGGTTGGGGTTCCTGATGTTAAAGTTCCCAAAAATCACGCGACCCTGATGCGTTGGTCCGGAAACGTCGTATCGGACCTTGATGTATTGCCCATTACCCGCCTTAGTATCTTTCACTTCAGCCTGAGTAATGACAACGTCATACCAACCTACAGGCAAAGCCTCAAAGTTGGTGGTGCCTTTTGGAAGCGTATCGAGTGTGAATTCTTCATTAAGTTGCATAATATTAACCCTTCTTGCTAATTGTAAATGAGGGCCGACCGGAAGTGGTCAGAACACCCTTTGATAAAATGCGGGTGATCTTCTCATCCGCAGACTTCCATACCGCCACATTGATCTCAGGCTTCCACCGGAACAGGCTTTGCAGGTGCTCGACCAATCCGTTCTCCGCGGCAAGATCTTGAATTTTGTCCGCATCAACCTTGCGGTTCAAACGGCCAACAATCTTTACTGAGTACTCTCCAACCTCGTAGGAATCAGTCCCCTCTTGATCTTCCTTGATCGACAGGATCTTAATCAGTTGGTCTTCAATATCGCGACGAACCTCAACCGCATTCTTCTCGGTCTCCTTCGCCTCGATCCAGCTCTGCGCCAATGGCTCAATGTTTGACGTCATTTGCCACCTATTTTAGCGATGATCTCACCGAGATCAGGGGCTTCCCACGCGCCAAGTTTCCCACTGCGGTCTTTGGCAAGCCAGAGCCCGTCGCTGTCGCACATAAGAGCCCTCTGGGACGCTCCATCGGCATCCTTCTCAACGCGGAGCGCGAGCACCTCGTCGAAAAAGTAAGGCAAAGCCTGACCCGTTTTATTGCCAGGCATGCTCGGGGCATAGGTGACCCGCCCCATCTCGTCTTGCGTCTTCTCGAGCTTCGCCGACATATAAACATGGCGATCGGGTAGGTCGCGGAAAGCCCGAATCACGTCGGCCATCTTCTCTTGCATCGCCCCATATGCTTGGCGGGGATCCTTCGCAATCTTCTTCTCCGAGTTTAGTACGACCTCAGCAATCTCGGAAATACTATCGAGCGCAACCGAGCCGTAGCCTTTGGCTTCCGCGGACCCAGTCAGCCACTCATAAGCCTCCATAAGATCATCCATGCTACCGATCTCGATAAAAGGAAGATCCGCGTCCTGAATTGATAAAAGACCGCCTTCAGCCGATAGTACGATCGGCTTTGGTAACGTCGTTATCAATGTAGTCTTTCCGGCACCCGCTTGCCCATATACAAGCAACTTGACGCCGTTAGCGGACAAGCCGCCTGTCGTCTTTAAATTTATCGCCATCTAACCACCTCTGTTTATGTTCGGTCGGACAATCCCGTTCGAACAACACTTGCAATGTAGATTCGATTTGTGCATATTGCAACCCTTGATCGCAGAAATTTAACAGGAGCCACAAAAAAAATGACAATTACGGACATTGACGAACTACGGCGGACATTGAGAGTATTCAATATTCAAGCTGTTTCTCGGGAAACAGGTCTAAGTGCCAATGCAATCTATCGATTCCTTCGCGGCGGCAATCGTCCATCCTTTGATACGGTTTCTCGGTTGCAACAATATGTGAAAGATTTCAAACAAAATGGCTGACTTAACAAACATTTTCGGGGGGCCGTGGTCGCCTCCTACAACAAAGGTGGTTTTTCCACCTGAAGACCAACTTCGCGATGCCATATCCAACGCCGGAATGATCGCGCCAAACGATATTTTTCTCGATGGCAAGATCCACCGCTTTCGATCGGGGACCAAGGGCGTCGGCGGGTTCGGAGACAAAACGGGTTGGTACATTGCGTTTAACGACGGGATCCCCGCGGGACGCTTTGGATGTTGGCGAGCGGGTATCGAACAACACTTTCGCGCCGACATTGGCCGAAAGCTCACCGACGCCGAGGAGATCGTCAACGCTCGTAGGTTGAGAGAGGCTCAAGTTCTCCGCGACGCCGATATTCAACGACGGCACCAGATTGCAACTCTGAACGTCGAGAAGATCTGGTCGAGTTGCACTTACGCGGATCCAGAGCACCCTTACCTCAAGCGCAAGGGCATCGGCCTTCACGGGGCTCGGGTTACAGGCGATGGGCGGTTGGTTGTCCCGCTATACGACAAAGAGGGCAACATCACCTCGCTCCAATACATCGATAATGATGGCGGCAAGCTCTATCACCCAGGCGGTCAGACAAGCCAGTGCTTCTGGATGCTCGGGACTATGGATGAGGAGGGCACGTTATATATAGCCGAGGGCTTCGCGACCGCGGCCACGATACATGAAGCCACTCAACGCCCGTGCGCGATCGCCTATAGCGCGTCCAACCTCGTGCCAGTTACAGGCATCCTCCGCGATATCTACGGGCCGCGGCAGGACATTGTAATCGTAGCCGACAATGACGCCTCGGGCGTCGGGCAGAAGTACGCCGATCAGGCATCGGCAAAACACGGCGCGAGGGTTGTCATGCCACCTGTCTTGGGGGACGCGAACGATTATCAACAGGCGGGGCACGATTTAAGCAGTCTTTTAAATCCGCCTGTCAGCGAATTTTTGATCAAAGCTGAAGAATTTAGCAAGGAGCCTTCCCCAATCTCGTGGTTGGTTAAGCACTGGCTCCAAAGCAGTGCTCTCATCATGGTTCACGGACCATCAGGCGGAGGCAAGACCTTCTTCGTTCTTGATGCATGCCTTCACATTGCTTCTGGGTTGGCCGAGTGGAATGGCCATAAGGTCAATGGCGGTGCCGTCGTCTATTTGGCGGGTGAAGGCCACCACGGGCTTAAAGGGCGCATCGCGGCTTGGAGACATAAGCACCGCCCGAAAAATGATATCAACATGTGGATCTCCAAGCACGGATGCGACCTGAACATCGCAAGCGGATATAATCTGGTGGTCGAACACATCAGGGCTCTGCCAGTCGTCCCGTGCCTGATCGTGGTGGACACCCTTCATCGCTTCCTGAACGGCGATGAGAACAGCGCACAGGACGCCAAAACCATGATCGACGCTTGCGCGGCTCTTATGAAGGAGTTTGGTTGCTCGGTGCTTCTCGTGCATCACACAGGCGTCTCAGAAGACTCTCAGCACAGGGCTCGCGGCTCTTCGTCGTATAAGGGTGCTCTCGACATCGAGATCAGTGTGATACCGCCCAAGGACGGCCACGCGGGGCAGATCATTCAGCGTAAGTCGAAAGACGCCGAACAGGCCGATGATATCTTCTTCGAGCTTGAGTCGGTGACCATACCAAAATGGTTCGATGAGGACGGTGAACCTGTCACGAGCGCGGTGTTTGTGACGGCGTCTGCGCCGCCTCCGAAGGCCGAGAAAAAAGATAGTAAATTCGATTCATTCCGTAAATCGTTTGAAAGAATTTGGTGGGAGACGGGTGCGGAAGAGCATGAGGGGATGCCATACGTAAGTCGTAAGGCACTGCGCGAAAACCTTGAAAACGAGGGTCGGTCGGAAAGGACGGTGAAGAATGATGTGAATGCCGGAAGGCCAAATGGTATGATTAATGTCCTAATTAACGCGGAATACATCACTCAAACGACGATGGGTTTTGTCGTTATTAACGAGGTTTCATCGTCCGCTTTATTGGTCAGAAAAAGCGGCGAAAGGGCAATATCTTGAAAGACCCTCGGAGACCCTCGGAGACCCTTTTAGGGTTAGGGTCTCTGTTTGGCAAAACGCGAGATAACGGACCCTCCCAGACCCTCCTCCCCTATAGGGGAGGGGTCCGAGGGTCCATCGATGCGGCGAATTTTTAGGGTTCCAAAACAGGAGAAGTAAAATGGAAGAGCCAAGACTGATACAGGTTGATTTTAGAAAAGAAGTTACCGATCTCGCGGTGGCTTTAAGCGAGTGTTTAGGGGAGTATTTGAAAAAGAAAAATCATTTTCCTCAACCGTTAAAAATATCTATCGCGATCGATGCCATGTTGGACTCATACGTCTACATCGCAGAGTGCATTGATATCGACATGAAAGAGTATGCAAACGATTATATCAAAGCGATGGAGGCCGCGGGAAAAGAAACAATGAATTAAATAAAAAGATAAAAAAGTACTTGCATAGCATTTTTAGCCATGCCATAAACATCGGGCGGGGCGGTGGTCGCCCTCCCAAATTGGAGATTGAAAATGACAAAGATTAAATTTCACAGCGAGACTGATGCAAACAAAGTTTATTTTGATTTTGGCTCAGTTGACAAAAAAGGTCGCAAAATCGGAGCATTCATTCATACTTCGACACAGGAATACGTCCCGTATGTCGAGGGCGACAATTGTTGGTACTTCACCCATAGGGATGCGGGAAATTACTTCACCTTCAAGCCGCACCTCTCAAAGAACGGTGTAACGTTTGGAGCATGTCAGGATCGCCGCTATTTCAAAACGGAAGCTGAACGTCAGGAAGCGATCGAAACCTACCTTGCCAACGCAAAGAAGCGGCACGCTTGAAACCAACGGGGGGCTCCGGCCCCCAATTACCCCCACCCTTAATCGGAGATTGAAAATGCAAGTTACAACAAAACAGGTTCAAGACGGCGTGCCAGTATGGGACATCATTATCGATGGTGCCTTTCACGGGTGCATTACGATTTTTCCAAACGAAGGACCAATAGCAACCGTTAAGGTCGATGGGTCAGAGCGTACTCTGTCTGCGCCGTCGTTTGACGAACTGGTTAATGAAATTAACGATTTTGTTGATTATATCGAAGATCGTAAAAATGAATGCGATGAAGATGATACCGCGGCTTATTTGGACGCTTTGTATTGGCGAGCGGTGGCCCTCGGGTGCGATAGTAGCGACCCTAATAATTTTTGGAGGTAATGATGAATATCAAATATCAATCGTTCATCACAAAGGATGAGATACAAAGCGCAGACGATCTGGCCGCGGCAATCAAGTCGGGCCCGATCTATGCCTATTTCAATGATCGCCCGATCGCGAAGGTCAAAATCGACCACAGCAGATATGAAATCGAAGGGCACGGTGATTGGAGGCGGTTGCCAATATGGGAGACGACGACGGTCGAGCTTTGGGACGCTTTCAAAAAGTTCGCGGAAAGGGTGTCAATTAATTTCAAATAAAGATAAAAAAGTGTTTGCATAGGCAATCAAACCGTGGCATAAAGATCAGGCGGGACGCGGTGTCCCCCTAAATTGGAGATTTAAAATGGTTGGTTTTATTCAAAACGAAGCGGCTTACGAGGCGGCTATCGGGCGCAACATCAAGGCAAACCGTAAAATAGGCGGTCGTAAACGGTTTTTTGCGGCGCACGAAGATGCGCAAATCCTGATCAATTTCGTTGTGGATCGTGTTTCTGATCATCAAGTTGATTTTTTCAATCGGTTTGGCCGTAAACTCGATGGCGCGAGCTTCATCGACGCATGTTGGGTAAGCATTGAGGAATTCGGTGGTTTGACTGAAAAGCAAGCCGTAGCTGTTCGCAACTCGATTGCAAAGCAAGCAGAACGTCGCGCCGAAGCAAAGGCCGCCGATGCCCTATCAGTTCATGTTGGTACGGTGGGAGAACGCCGCTCGTTTGACTTGACCGTCGCCTTCGTGACGTCGTTTGATGGCACGTTCGGCACGACATACATCAACTGCTTCAAAGATGCAGATGGCAACGTGTTTGTTCACAAGGGCTCGTCTATTCTGATCGGAGATGCTTCACGGCAAATAATTGCCAAAGGCGAGAAGATCCGCGTGACCGCCACCATCAAGGAACACGGCGTTCGCGATGGCGTAAATCAGACAATCATCGCTCGCCCATCCGGCGCGAGCTTCATCTGAGAGAGGATTTAAAATGACAAATGCATATGATCGTGGATCCGCAGACTCATACTACGGACGTAAATTTAGCCCACACTACACCGATGGTGGTGTACAGGTGCAGATCGAAGAGGGTACGCCAGAGTATCAGGAGTACCTCAAGGGTTGGTCAGAAAACACAGATTTCAAGGATTGGGGATAATCATGGGTCAAGTTAAAACACACGCCGTCACCATCAATAAGGTTTTAAACTCCAAGTTCTTCAACCTCGGTGTAGCGGACGTTCGTAAAGGGCGTCCCTTCAAATACGATCTGCCTGATCAAGACGAGTGGCACTACGTCAGAGGTCGTCACTTTGCGCGGGTATTCAATGGGGAGATCAAGAATGGCCGATGCTTGAGAACAGAGGCTTTGCATAAATTCGCAGACGCTTGGTACAGCGGTGCAATCATTTAAAGGGAGATGGAAATGAACAACTGGCAAGATTTGAAGTTAAACGAATTGGAACCGCACATTAGTAAATTTTTCACTAATAAAAAAAATAGGCAAAGGATCGATAGTTTTATTGAACATGTTTTAAAAGAAGGCATGTACGGCAATGACCGTAAATGGACTTATCCTAAAAATTTAGAAGATATGGTTAATTGTGCAAATTATTGGTATTATGTTCGGAATGTAGGCATGAAAACAGTTAGTTTAATGCGAGATTTTATAAATTATGTCGCAGAAAAAAATGTTTTTGATAACATTAAGTTCCATCGATTTTTACGATCTAAAGAATTTATGGAAAAAAGAAAAAACGATAAAATTAAAAATTGGAGAGATAGAGAAGCAAAAGCCTATGAAATGAGAGGAAAAGGCATGAAATGGAGCGAGATCGCGGATAAATTTGATTGCACCATAGCAGGTGCCATACAAATGGAGAGGCGGCATCGTAAAAATAATGATCTCCCTCGGCATGTACATGACTTTTATAGCGAAAAAGTAAAAAGTTTAAAAACGCAATACGAAGAGCTAAAAGAAGACATCATGCTTATAGCTAATTATTTGCGCGAAAAAGGTCACCACAATATTGCTTATGTAGTTGAAGAACGTATTAAAAATGGAAGGTTTAAGAAATGAAACAATATCAAATAAATGAACACGCCATTGCCCGTGAAACTAAATTCCCTCATGGGAGCACAGAAATTGGCGTCTACGTCGATGAAATCATGATTGGCGTTATCCTTCATGCCACCGGATCTTCATGGTGGTCTTGGTATCCAGTCGGGGAAGGGAAAAAAATTAGGTATAGGACAAAACGCGGGGCAATCGAAAAAGCATCCACGGCTTCGCGAATTGAGGTGTAACTTCGCGAACTGAAGTGGCTCTTGAAGCTATTCTCCTTTTGTCGTATGCTTCGCACCACAAATCAGGGGCGGTGCATGGCTAAAGTTGGCAGACCTTCGACATACGATCCAGTATATTGCACCACGGTTGTTGAGCAAGGGAAGCTCGGGAAATCAATTACGCAAATGGCCGTGGCTTGCAATACGGTGCGTTCAAACTTCGATTATTGGGAAGAAATGCACCCCGAATTTTCGGCGGCTCTCGCGCACGCGAAACAACTTTCGCAAGACTGGTGGGAGTCTGCGGGTCAAACCGGAATGATGACAAACAACTTCAACGCAAGCGTCTGGAAGCACATGGTGGCGTCTCGGTTCCGCGATGACTACGCCGACCGCAAGCTCACCGAAGTCACTGGCCGCGACGGTGGAGCCCTTCAGATCGAGGCCGTTACGATCGACGTAAAGGATCTCGACCCCGACGCTCGAGACGCTATCAAGGCGGCTCTGTTGGCCGCGGCTGAAGGCCAGTGAAGCACGAATACATCATGATCGACGGTAAGCGCATCGATGTGAAAGCATCGCTTCGCGAGATCTCAAAGGTCGAATGTGCATCGAGCCTTTCAGAGTTCATTTCCCAAGCGTGGCACGTAGTAGAGCCTGGGCAAGAGTATGTCCACAACTGGCATATCGACCTGATCTGCGACAGCCTCGAGGCCATCACCGATGGCGTTATGGTGGACGACGAACGCTATTACAATCGGCTCCTGATCAACGTGCCGCCTGGCGCGATGAAGAGCCTGATCGTCAACGTGTTCTGGCCTGCGTGGGAGTGGGGTCCGGCGGGGTTGCCTAACCTTCGCTATGTCTGCGCCTCGCACTCGATGGATCTCGCCATCAGAGACTCGACCAAGATGCGGCGGCTCGTGCAGTCCGAGTGGTATCAGGAACGGTGGGGCGATACCGTCAAGCTCACAGGCGACCAGAATGCCAAGACCAAGTTCGAAACCACAGCCACGGGCTTCAGACAGGCCATAGCGGCGGGTTCCATCACTGGTGCTCGTGGTGACCGCGTGATCATCGATGACCCGCACAGCGTCGAGAGCGCGGCGTCCGAGGCCATGCGTCAAACAACGGTTGACTGGTTCGAGCGTGCGGTGCCAACCCGCTTGAACAACCCCGATCGCTCCGCCATCGTCCTGATCATGCAGAGGCTCCACGAGGAGGATCTCAGCGGCGTGGCTCTGAGCAAACAGCCTGATCTCTGGGATCACATCATGATACCGATGGAGTACTCGCCCGATCGAGCCGCTCCAACCATGCTCGGCTTCGAGGATCCACGATCGGAGCTTGGCGAGCTATACTTCCCCGATCGGTTCCCGAAGCATGTCGTGGAGCGCGACAAGAAGATCATGGGATCCTATGCCGTCTCGGGGCAGTTCCAACAAACCCCGACCGACGATAGCTCCGGCATCATTAAACAATCGATGTGGCAACTGTGGGAGAACAAGGATCAGTTCCCCGCGTTCGACTTCATCGTGGCCGCGGTCGATACCGCGTTTACGGAAAAGACCGAGAACGATTACACGGCCATGTCCGTATGGGGCGTCTTCTCCGAGGATCCGGTGGCCGAGGCGTCCAAGCGCGGCACAAGCTATCAGGTCGAGCGTTCATACAAACAGCCTCACCCTAAGCTCATGCTGATCTACGCATGGCAAGAGCGGTTGCAGTTGGCCGCGGTGGTCGAGAAGGTTGCCGCCACCTGTTCCAAGTTCAAGACCGACAAGGTGCTGATCGAGAACAAGGCCGCGGGAATTCCCGTCGCGCAAGAACTGCGGCGGCTCTACGCGGGGAAGAACTTCGGCGTTCAGCTTGATGACCCAGGCTCCACCGACAAGATCGCTCGGCTCTATTCGGTGCAACATCTGTTTGAGGACAAGTTGGTCTACGCGCCTGACAAGGCATGGGCTGACGAGGTCATCCAACAGTGCGCTCGCTTCCCGAAAGCCAAACACGACGATCTCGTTGACACGGTAAGCATGGCTATGAGATATTTACGCCGCTCGGGCTTGATCCAACGCGCCGAGGAAGTGCAAGAAGACTACAACCAAGAGCGTACCCACCACGGTGCGTCACCACCTCCGCTTTACTCGGTCTAAGGATCTGAACCATGTCGCTTGTCCCCAACATCCGCCAACCCGCCCCGATCGATGATCGAGATCCGATCGAAGATGGCGTGATCATCGAGATGGCGGACGAGGGCGGCGATCAGCACGAGTTCGATGACAAGGGCAACCTGTTGACGATCGAGCACGATGACGGCTCCATCACCCTGAAACTCGACGGTGGTCCGCTTGAAAAGGCGGGGGCCGAGGGCACCAATGGGTGGTTCGACAATCTGGTGGACGAGATCCCCGCGATGGAACTGTCCCGCATCTCCGAAGACCTCATGCGCGGCATTCAGGACGACCTTGACTCCCGCAAGGAGTGGATCGAGGACCGTGCTCAGGGCATCAAACTCCTCGGGCTCCGGATTGAGTTGCCTGGCATCTCGGGTGCGGCAGACGGTGCTCCGGTCGAGGGCATGAGCAAGGTGCGGCATCCCCTGTTGCTCGAGGCGGTGCTCCGGTTCCAAGCCAACGCACGCTCCGAGTTGCTCCCGACCGACGGGCCCGTCAAGGTGCGGGAGGATAACAACAATGCCACCCTTGATAGTGATACGCTCGCCAACGATCTCGAGAAAGACCTCAATCACTACCTTACCTCCACAGCCAGAGAGTACTATCCTGACACCGACCGCATGCTTCTCATGTTGGGCTTTGGCGGCACGGCGTTCAAGAAAGTCTACTTCTGTCCACTCAGGGGCCGTCCTGTCTCCGAATCAGTTGACGCCGACGACATGATCGTTAACAACTCGGCCACTGATCTGAGCAACGCCAAGCGCGTTACGCATCGCATAATGATGCGGCCATCGGTGGTGAAGCGCATGCAGATCATTGGTGCGTACAAGGACGTGGATCTCTCCACCCCTAAGCAAGTTGATCTCGATGCAACACAGCGCGAGAAGAAGGCGCAACAGGGCATCAGCGCGGGGCAGTCAAACCCTGACGATCGGGATCGCGAGATCTACGAGTGCTATTGCGAACTGGACGTCAACGGCTTCGAGCACAAGCACAAAGGCAAAGAGACTGGCCTCGAGATCCCGTATCGGGTGACAATCGATGTATCGTCGCACGAGATTCTCTCGATCGTGCGCAACTATGACGAGGATACCGAGGAACTTCCCGAAGCTCGGCAGAACTTCGTGAAGTACACCTTCGTGCCTGGCATGGGGTTCTATGACATCGGCTTGCTCCACATTTTGGGCAACACGACCAACGCCATCACTGCCGCGCAAAGAGAACTGTTGGATGCGGGAATGTATGCCAACTTCCCAGGCTTCCTGTATGCCGACACTGGCGCAAGGCAGAACACCAACATCTTCCGCGTTCCGCCAGGCGGTGGGGCTCTGGTCAAGACGGGCGGCATGCCGATCAGTCAGGCCGTGATGCCTCTGCCATACAAGGAACCATCTCAAACATTGATGGCCCTCATTGAGAACATGGCTCAAACAGGCATGCGCATTGGCGGGACAGCCGAAGCCGCCGTGGGTGAAGGTCGTGCGGACGCCCCCGTGGGCACGACGATCGCGCTGATCGATCAAGCCACCAAAGTTCTGAACGCGGTGCATAAGCGGATGCACGCCTCTCAGGCCGAAGAGTTCGCGCTCCTCGTCCAGTGCTTTAAGGAAAACCCTGAGAGCTTCTGGCAAAAGAACCGCAAGCCTGCGCGTGCATGGGATCAGGAAACCTTCTTACGTGGTGTGAACCAAGTTGATCTCGTCCCGCAAGCTGACCCTAACACCGCGAGCCAGACGCAACGGCTCATGAAGATCATGGCGTTGAAGCAAATTCAGGCATCGAACCCGACGCTGTACGATCCGATTGCGATTGACACCGCGGCGTTGAAGGCGGTGGGTTGGTCAAACCCTGAGCAGTTCATGATTCCGCCAGAGGCGCAAGGCTCTCCTCCTCCTGAAATGCAGAAGGAAATGGCCGAGATGCAGATCAAGAAGCAAGATGCCGATACGAAGCAAGGCGAGGCTCAGGCTCGCATCGCGTTGGATCAGGGGCGGCTTCAGATCGACATGGCCAAGGCACAGCAAGAGGGGCTTGCGGGTGGTGAACAGCAAGGGCCGACTGAAAAGGACGCCGCGGATCTCCAGATCAAGAAGCAGATAGCCGACGCCAAGGTGATGGACACCAAACTAAAAGCGGCTTCGCTTCAGGCCAATATGCAGAAGGATGAGCGCGACAGTGCCGTCGAAGAGCAAGAGATGCTTGCCAAAGAACGGATCCAGATGATTGATCTGGCGCAGAACCTCGCGGTTCATCCTGAGAGCGAGGACGAAGTTGTCCGGCTTCTCGGCAGTGTGATTCCGGCCATTACAGGAAAGCAACCGCAATGAATGACGCCATCCGACTTGCCAAGAGTGTTAAGCCCGTTGCTCGAGTAAGGCTGTCGGAAGGTGGCGAACTTGAATTGCGCCGTGCAAAGATGGCGAAGGAACGAGCTGGTGGACAGGAACTCCCGTCCTCAAAGTTCATGCCAAACGTTCCTCGTCAGGTTCGTGCGGATGGCGGCGACGTAACTCCCGACATCCAGAACCCGATGTCGGTGTTTCCTAAGCCGCAACGCATGTTCCCCGAGGATGATCGTCCGGCGGGTGGGCAGTATCTATCGATGCCCGACAAGCAAGACATGACTGGCCACAAATCCGCGGCGGCTTCGATCGGCATCGGCAGTGGCGGGAAGCCTTATTTCACAGCTTCGAGGGATGCAGTGGACGAGACGGGCACGTCCGGCAAGGGCAACGCGGTTGCCAAGACCAACCTGTTTAAGCAAAAGGCGGGATGGCGGTGGCAAGATGCCCCTGAAGGCCACGAGAACACCAACACAATTGTCTCTGTAGAGCACCGTGGCAAGCATTACTATGCATTGAACGCTCATTTTCCCAAGGGCGTCGATCTGGCGCGGTATGAAAACTCGCCTTCCGAGCCAAGGCTTCGCCCGACAACTCGAGGCAATATTGACCTCGGGCCACAGGCTGGATCCATCTTGGTGCGAGGGAAAGAGCACCCAGTTTATCATCACGTCATTGTCAAAGCGGACGGCGGCGGAGTGTTGGGGTTAGCTAAGTCAGTTAAGCCTGTCAGTGGATACGCAAAGGGTGGCCGCAAAAAAAGCGTGCCGTTCAATTGGAATGATATCCCAGACATCAATCCTCAAGACTTGGTTGGAAAAAAAGTATTTCCAATTTTTGCTGATTTAACAAAAGCGGGTGATCCGTACACTGGGATTGACAGTTCTAAATTGAAAAAACCAGAAGGCATGTTTGGTGGGCCAGGCTATCCGTTGCTACCTGAAAGCCGGAAGCATGGGTTGGCGTGGGCTGTTGAAGGCAAAGGCCGCGGCTCCTCAAAGATCCGTAAAGACGCGGACTATGTAATTGTCCACGCAATGGAACAAACAAGTCATCAGTCAAATGCGTCGTTTGCTAATTCATTGATGAAGACAATGAAGCAGTACGTGGATGACAATCGGTTCAACCCTGAAGCGGTTCAGCAGATTGACGACATGGTGCGTCGTCCAACAGAACAAAAAGAATTGCAATCCCTTAAAAACTTCCCTGGGTTCGGGCACAAAAACGCTGAAAACTTTTTGCGTAAGTTAAGTTTTGAAGCTCGTTTGCGCGTTGCTCGCGTTCTTGAAAGCACAGAAGCGCAGAACCTTGGTGCTCCAAACATTGACAAGATTACACGCGCAACGCTTGATCCAAATTTTGCGGGTGTCCCGAGCAGATACGGCATGTTTGTCATGGAGATCCCAAAAGGATCCGAGGACGAACAACTTGTCCATTTAAAATCTGCGGGTCTTCCAGAGCATCCTAGCTATCAATACGGCATAAAAGGCCGGATTGTTGGCAAATTCCGGCATCCAGTCGCGCCTGAAGTGCTATTCCATGATTGGTTTGCGCAACAAGATCCAAATAAGGTTACGGAAAAAGGTCGAGCCCCCAACATTCGCCGTGCCTTTGATCTTGCCATGCCAACGGTTACTATCTCGCAAGATGTCGCTGATCGGCTCCCGCATCGTCCGCAAGACATTCAATCTGCTAAAGCGGCGCAACTTGCATTGAATGCGTTCAACGATCAGTGGCACGACACCGATACAAAAGTTACTGAAGGTGGCCTTGGTGCCGCGCAATTGTCTAAAGCCCTTAAAAGCTCTGATTCATCCTCGACGTTGAGCCAGTATGAACCAGATGAAATCAATGCAATGAAAAAAGACGGTAAATTCACCGGATACAAACTTAAAGACGGTGAAGTTTACTTTGGACTTAAAAAAGGCACCAATTATGCCGACGAGTATGGTTTTAATCACCCAGACCTAACCGACAACGAAACCGCATTAACAAGCGTGGTGAATAACGAGCCTGGTGCCAAAGGAATTGGCGGGGCTCCGGTCGTTTTGAAGGCTTTGCAACATGGCGCAACTGCGCTTGACGCCTATGCAGTGCCAACCGACAAGCATCCTGACGGTTTTCTTCCAGATTTCTATTCTCACTTTGGGTTTGAAGAGCTTGGCCGTGTGCCTTTTGATCCAAAATACGTGACACCACAACAATTTAATGATATGAAACATGAGTGGTCAAAGACTGGGTGGGACGAAAAACGTCACGACTTACCTTCTCTTGCCATAATGAAATGGAAAGGATCAAATGATGATAGACAAGATGCAGTACGACGCTTTGTCCAGAAAAGCGGAGAAGATCATAGGAATGGAAACAGTGTCTCAGATGTCGGACGCCCAGTTGGGACTGTTCAACAAGGCACTGGACAGGATCTTGGCCAAGCGGGGGTCAGTGGACTTGGTAACGCCAGCGGAAATCGAGGGGCAGTTCGAGCAGATAATGCACCACGTCCTTCCGACAGGTTCACACGAACACTTTCTGCGATAAAAGGTTTATCTCCTGACGAAATACAACATTTTGGGCTCAATCCCGCTGATGTTGCACAAGCTAAAGCGTCTGGTCTTGCCAATGGCGGCGAAGTCGAGCCTACATTACACGAGAAGCTCGCCAAGCATCAAGAAAACTACATTCCTCACGACGATCCACGCCGTGGGGAGAGCTTGGCTGAGTTTCACAAAGACGCGCATCCAGATTTAAAGAACCCTGACGGATCTCCGAAGGTGTTTTATCATGGCACTCGCGCTCTATATCAACAATCTTTACGAGACTACGATTCAACGCCGGATTTTCAAGAGTTTGATACCAAATCCAGTGAGATGGGCAGTCATTTTGGGCCACAAGAACAAGGAAATGACTTTACCGGATCTGAACCGGAACAACGTGGGCACATGTACCCCGTTTACCTAAACATCAAGAATCCGATTCGTTTGGAAGACCACGGTTCGTTTTCTCCTCGGCGTGCTATGGGTCAATTGCATAAAGAAATAGTGGAAAAAAGTTTTAAGCATTTAGAAAACTCTGAACCACAAGAGGCACTTCAAAACGCTTTAAAAGAACACGGCCACGACGGCATTGTTTACTTAAACCGTCGCGAAGGTTTGAATGACTACGGCAAACGACCAAATCCTGAAGACCTAAGTTACCTTGGCGACGATGCATTTAAAAAGATTTATCCCGAGGCGCAAGACAGCTACATTGCCTTTGATCCGGAGCAGATAAAGTCTGCATCGGGCAATCAAGGCACGTTTGATCCGTCAAAACCAAGAATGAACGAAGCCCGTGGTGGATTTATCCATCCGGTTCGTGCAATATCTGGCTTCCACATTGATACGGGCAAGGTTGGCCAACCTATGTTCACGGGGAGACTGTGATGAGTGATGATTCCTTGTACGTCGTGCATGGGGGGTCTGATTTTGACAAAATCAACCCATCTCGTTTTGGTTCTGGAGAACCAGGCAACATTCGACCACTTGGAAAAGGCTTGTACAGTTTTGTAATCGACCATGAAGATCCAAAACGTGCGGCATATGCCATTGATTATGCAAAACACTATTCCAAGAAATATGGATATGGAGATAAAGCTGTTCATGTTTTTAAAATTCCAAAATCAATTTCAACTTCATGGAATGGCGACAATGACGACAACACAAAATTTCCAAGATACCCAAGAAAAATAGAAGGCTTAGGCGGATATCCAGAAAAAGAACTTGCCGAGTACAGAGCCATTGATGACAAGTATAAAGCAGTTAAAGGAACACCGGAAGAAGGCGATTCTTGGTTATATTCTAACCGTGCGTATGAAAGGCTCAGACAGGCTGCAGATGTGCAATTTCAACACTTGCCGATTGGTTTAACTGAAGCGTCAATCCATAACCCAGAAGTTGCCACAAGAATTGGCAAGTTTGACCTTGATACGCCAACCGAGGATATCCTTGGTATGGTTAAAAATGATGTTGCCAACGTGCCCCACAAAGACAACGGCGGCGGCATCACCAATAACGAATCAAATGCTTATGAAGATGCCATTAAAGAGGCATTACAAAACTATGACCATGTTGGTTTAAGAACTGTTGAAAAACCAATAAAAGGGTCACTTAAAAATTCTAGCGTTTGGAACGATGGAAAGCCGTCAAATAAAAAGTTAAACGGTGTTTCAGCAACCGATGTTAATGATAAAACATCTCGTAGAGAGCATGGATTAACCGATAAATCAGGGTCTTATATTGGACAATATACTTATGTTTTAGGGTCAGATCGTGCTGATCATGGCGAAGACCGCGGTGAAAAAATTATGCATAACCCCGAAGTTTTGTTTGGCGGCCATAGAGACACAATACTTGGCAAGAAATCTTTTGATAATGGCGGCGGCATTACCGCATACCAAGGCGGTCCTCACTCTGTGGGTGAGGAAGGCTTCCTTGACGAGAAAATCGGCACTGGTGAGGGCGCACAGGCTTACGGGCATGGGCATTATTTTGCTGAAGCGGAGCCTATTGCCAAATATTACAGAGACAAATTATCAGTTGGGGATGATATTGAAATTGGAGGGCATCAATATTCTCCACTTTCTTTAATATCGTATAAAGAAAATCCACAATTAATAGACAACGATATTAATTTGCATCGTGAATTTATTGATAAATTATCTGGTCTTTATCGGAATCCTCTTGACGTAGAAAAATATTCAAAAGCACCTATGAAAGACATTGAACGTCTGGAAAATTTAAAAAAACACCCTATTCCAGAGATTAATGCTGGCCACATGCACGAAGTCAGCATCAACGCGCACCCCGATCATTTTCTGGATTGGGATCAGCCTATTCATAACCAAACCAAACATGTTCAAAATGCATTGTCAGGATTGAATCTTTCCGCAGGAAAATATGGTGATACTCCGTTGGGTGCTCACATATATGGAGAGTTGACGCACAAATTTGATCAACATGATCCTGAAATGCTTAACGTTGTAAGAAATCATCCCAATCAACTGGCAGAAGCCCCAGAACTTGCGTCTGCATTGCTTCATTCTAAAGGCATTCAAGGCATCAAATATCTTGATGCAGGATCACGCTCCAAAGGCGAAGGCACCCGCAACTACGTGGTGTTTGACCCTAAGCGCGTTGACATCAAACGGCGGTATAAGGATGGCGGCGAAGTGCTCCCACATGATGACCCACAGCGTGAAGAGAATTTGGCGGCGTTTCAAGAAGGCAATCATCCTGATGTGCCGCATGTGCTGTATCATGGGACAAAAAGAAATTTTGACACATTTAATTTAAACGCTCCACCAGCAGGAGATAGTGGCGTCCAAATGGGGGAGAACCGCGACCACACTGACGTTGGTTTTTTTGGAAAAGGGTTTTATTTTGCTGGCCCAAATGCTGCAAGCGCATGGTCAGAATATGGAAAACCTGAAGAAGGAGTTGGCTCCAATGTAATGCCAATTCATCTTTCAATGAAAAATCCATTTATTGTTACGCACCCTGATTCTTCTTCTGGTGCGATGGCGATGCAACATTCTCTTGCTCGGTTGGGTCATGGTCATATAACCAGTCCAACGGCACAAACAGAATTGCTTAAAAAATTAGGGCATGACGGTGTTATTGCTGCTTCAACAGAAGACGGCAAAACAACGCCTTATGAATGGGTTGCCTTCCACCCTCACCAGATTAAATCTGCAATAGGCAACAACGGCAACTTTGATCCGTCAAAGCCAAAGATCACAGAAGCTCGCGGTGGATCTGTTATTCCCCACGACGATCCACAACGCAAAGAAAACCTTGATAGTTGGCACGAAGATTCCCATTCGTTGACCAAGAACGAGGATGGATCACCAAAAGTTTATTACCACGGCACGTCAAAAGACAAGGATTTTAAAAAATTCAATGTTGGCCGTCACGGTGCTTGGGTTACTGACGATCCCAAAGAAGCGTCGATGTATGCTGAAGCCAATGACAGCCAAAAAACTGTTTATAATTGGGGCAGTTTGGAGGACCAAAAGCATGGTTGGCGTGATGTGAACACAGCATCCCGCGTGATGCCTGTTCATGTTAAAATTACAAAACCTTACACGGGCGCAATGCCTTCACATTTTGCCACGACAGATAATTATAAACGTGCGCAATCAAATTTCTTTGATCATCTTCGCTCCCAAGGTTTTGACGGGTGGATCCCGCAAGAACAGGGCGGTCTTGTTGCTGTTGCGCTTTCTAATCCGACACAAATTAAATCTGCCATTGGCAACAAAGGCACTTTTGATCCGTCCAAACCAGACATAAACGAAGCTCGCGGCGGTCGCATCGGATACGACTATGGCGGCGACGTTCGTACTGGCGATAACCCAGGCGGTGCGGCAGACGCAAATCGCTCTGCGGTAACTTCTCGCGATGCCGATCGAAACTACAACGCCGGATCCGGCACACAGACCGCGGGGCCAAGTAGCAACAATCGTCCCGACAATCGCCCCGACAACAGCAATGATCGTTTCAACATTGGTGGCGGCGGCGCACCAATGCCTCCTCAGCGCGGAGACGATAGTTTCTTCGGCAACATGGGCGGCAACATCGGGTCTGTTTTGGGCGGACTCGCGTTTGGTCCACTTGGTTCGATTGGCGGGAGATACCTCGGCAATCAATTCAATCAACCCGACAATTCGCGCTTTGAAGCGAAAAATGATGAGTTCGGCAATCCTATTGGCAACAGCGGCGGTTGGTTGGATTTCTTGGGCAACTCAGGAACCCCTCCGGCCCCAATGACCAGTGACAATCGGCGGGATCCGATCATCAAACCTATTAAACGAAAACGCAGAATTTTAATGCCTGATGGAACTTATCAGGAAGTTGAAGAAGACATGAAATCGGGTGGCGTTGCAAAATCGTACAATCAAGTTCATAATTCTAAAATTGTTAAGCATGCTCTTAGCAAAGTCGGTGTGTCGCTGCATACGCACCGTTCCCCCTCATGATTGCAGCAAGCGGGGACGCCCGTACTAACTCCTTGGAGAATACCATGTCAGAGACTGCAAAAACCGCACGCGCCGCGATGAAGGCAAAGGCAAAGCGTTTGGCAAATGACTCAAGCCAGAAAGT